AAATAGCGTCATACAGCTCTTGTAGCTCTGCTTTTGTTAACGGCAATACAGTATTGTCAGATAAAGTCCAATCTAACGTAGTAATGTTCAGTGAATCCCACAAAAACAATGCATTACTCATACGAGAATCTGCCTTTTCGTCACAATCTACAGTGACTGTGCCTAAACTAAACGTGACTTCTACTGGCAAAATTTCTTTAACGTCACGAATAGTATTAATACTGTCTCGTTGTGCACGGTTTTTATCGTTATGTAGAGCTAATTTCATAGTGCTTGTACCGTTAAAATGGTGTCTTTAAAATGAATATTAGTAAGATTAAGCAGGTAAGTACCTGCTAAATCTACAGAAAATTCCACAACACCACTATTTTTAATAACATTACCTGATGCGTCTAAAGTAGGATTTGCAATTTCAGATTGCCCGTTCACTGTTAATTTTGTTTCTAAAGGCAATTCAGAAATTATAAGAGTGTCTATTCCATCTGCAGCAATAGTTATATTGCCTGAAGCATCAGAAACAACATTTACCGTGTAGCTAATTAATGGTTTATTTATTAAACGGTCTAAATTAACGTCAAATATTTGATTGTTTATATCAACTATTCCTTTTTTAACTTTACGGCCAGTAGTTGCTTGTCTATTTGCAACTGCAGCTGTCCCGTGTAACTTCATAACAATTAAGCCAGTTGTTTCTTGATAAACATAATAATGATCCATTATTTTTTTGTCTCCAAACACAAAGCATTCAAAGTAATGTTAAATTCAAAGCCAGCATTTACGCGCCTGCTAGTCCCAAAAAGCCCTACTTTTATTCTAATTTCATCTGCGTAAAGGTGGCCATTTTCCAAAGATTTCCATTGATTTAAATCTGGAGTAAAATTAAATAGTTTTGTTGATTCACCAAAATGCTCTCTAGAAATTCTGTACGGAGAATAATCATGTAAATTAACGTACCCTTGCATTTGTCCTAAATAGTTATTAATTGTTGGTGCTACAGGATGTTCGTAACTTACAGACATACCTAGATTTAATCCTCCAGAAGCCTGTGTGCCTTTAATATCCGTAAAATTTTGAGAAACCCCTTCAGTTAAAGTTCGACTCAAGAAAAAACTTATTGGCGCTCCTGTTACAGGCAGTATAAAGTCCATTAACCATCCACCACCATTAAACAAATAATCAATGGAATTAGGCGTAGTCAATGCACCTCTTGTTAACGTTACTTGAGGCATAGTAACTAAAGTTGGTACTACAACAGCTTGGTTAGCAATTTGTAAAGTATCTACACTTAAATTACTAATGTACGTTTGTTTGTTTGCGGCAGTTAATTTTAATGCCAAAGGCGGTCTATACTCCACAGGATAAAGATTACCTGCGGCATCATAAGACGCGTTAATATTTAACTCAGTTAAACTTAAATTTTTAATTGCCATTCTTTGCATCCAGCCGTCAGCATCTACTTGGTAGCTTTCTACAGTCGGATTAGGCACGATTACTCGAATACGCCCACGCGTGGATCGAGGATAATCAGCAGACCATGAATAAGGCCCTAGTGTTACTCTGTTCCAAACCCCGCTACTGTTACTAGCAGAAGTAGATTCCCATGTGTCGGCACCAGATGCATAACTTGCGGTATCAACCGTTCTATCTAAACCTGCCTCCAAAAAAAGCCTAAGTTTTGATCCTCGTGTATCAAATTTATTTCCATACACTTCAGTAGCAGACGAACCACCATTACTTTCCCAAATATCAAAACTAATTAAATATTCTTTTTTTGAATCAAAAAGAATGTCTAATTGATCTACCTCTCCAAAATAAGCTTGGCTCTGTCCTGTAGATCTTTTGCCTATTAACCACGCTTCTGATGGCGTTGGTGGAACAACAGTGTTATCTAATAATTTTTCAAAAACTAATCGACTTTTAGTGCCAGGCACAAACGTCATGCTTACTTCAAAACCTTGATCACTACCACCTTGTGGGTAGCCGCCCTCAGAAGATGCACTCCCTCTATTAGCACCGCTTAGTGCTTTCCACGTTCCTGTAGCCGGAGCATTGTTGTAATTGACTATAAATTCTGTGACGGCTCCTGAACCGCCTTGAAAATCAGTAGGACTAATATTTAAATCTGTTGATGGCGCATCGACACCATTAGTAACGGCTGATTCAGACGTCCACGGAGGAACCCAATAATTAATTGGATTCCCATTACTATCATAACCGTAACCTCCATCAACAAGCGTTACGTCCCACGTATCAATATTATCTGTCGGCAGTATTCCAAATAAAATTTCATAATTATTAAAATTATCGTCAGCTATGGCATCAGTTAGTCGAGCCGGTAACAAATTAGGAATTAATGCGCTTGTGCCATCAACGCCAACGTTACCTTGAGGCGCAAAATGTACATCGGTAAACACTTTAATGTTTGCAGCAGACAACTGAGTAGTGTTTTTATAGCCAATACTGGAATCAAAATGAAATTTCTTTCCAGGCCCTACTTCAACAGTACGCATGACTACGCCATTATGTAAATAACGTACTTTATCGTTGTCATACGTAATAGAAAATACGTCGTTAACGCTGTAATAAGGTATAGCTGGAACTAAACTTTGCCAAACACCACTTTCATAAGCTGATAGATTTCCTTGTGAACGAATATTCCAAGCAAAATCTAATGTTGCGTACCCACTGTTAGTAACATCAGAAGTTTCATTTAAAGCCACCATATACGCTACATCGGTAGTTAATGTTTTAAATGTTAAATAACAACCACCTTCGTAAGAATTAGTAGAGTGAACAGATGAGTTCCAAGATGTAGACGTTGAAATTTTATTGACTGCTCCAGTTGCATCCATTTCAGCATTAATAAAATTTAAATCTAAGCCACCGCCTCTTAGTCCATCAACTCCATCTTCGCCATCTTCGCCATCGGTTCCTTCAAATTTAACAAATATAGAATTTGATAAATTAAGATCATTAATTGATATAGGCGCACTGCCCGTCCATTCGTAAAAAGTTACATATTGATGTTCAAACGGAATAAACGATAAGTTAGAATTTTCTGTACTGGAAGTTCCGTCTATTGAATAAACAGGTTTTACACCTGAGTTTGTTGGCGTAGATCCATCTTCTCCAATAAATCTTACAAAGCCACTGGCAGGTATCTCGCCTATTAATGGAACGCTGCCGGTGTATTCATGATACTTAACAAATTGTCGCGTGCCTTGTGTAAAACTTTTATCAGTTCCGGATGAATAACTAGCATAAACAACTTTTACGCCTGTACCATCTGTACCATCTTCTCCTCTAATTTTTGCCCAAGTGTAATTTGATGGATTAGCAGAATCTGTTATTACGGTATCAGTGTAACTACCAATGTAAGTAGCGCCTGCAGGATCTTGACTAAAGTTAGTACCTGTAGCACTTGTTCCATAAGCTAAATGTAAATAAGCGTTAGTTCCATCATCACCATCATCGTATTCAACACCTTTTTCAGGCACAAATTTAGTAGCTGCACCATATGTATACACTGAAGCATTTCCAGCTTTTGTGCCGGATCTTACGTATAAATCTCCAACAGCAAATTCATCGTGCCAATTATTTGACCCATTGAGACTGTACTCCAATTTAATCGACGTGCCGTTAATACCATCAGCAGCAATATGAAATACATGTATTTCTTTAATTGCGCCGCCATCACCATTGCTTGACCAAATACTAATTTCATTAGAGCCAGCAATTAAGTTAGTTGCTGTAAAAGAATACATTTGTGTAGCATTATTAGGGCCGAGCATTGTGCCCAATTGAGTACCATTCAATCCTACAATAGCACCGCTTTCTGCATCAAAAGCTAAAACTTTTATTAAACATTTTCCACTTTCTGTTGAAGTAAAAGTATATTTATCTCCGCCAGCATAATCTGTGTTTGTAGGCCAAGTGTTATTACCTCTCCAAGTAAATATAGACGGATCAACAGCGTTAAAATAATCAACGCCTAATTGCGGAGTAGTTCCATCAGTGCCTGAAAATTTTACGTAAGTTAAACCATCAGGAATATCATCATTATTAGCAATACGGGTTTCTGTCCATTCATACAGATTGACGTACTCTAGCCCAGCAAGAAACGTTATTGATTTGTTAAAACCATTTGCATTTTCAGCAAAAAAAGTTTGCACTCCTGAGTTAGTAGGTGTGCTGCCATCTTCTCCAATGTATCTTACAAACCCACTACTAAATACATCATCATCATCTAGTGAAGGCGCAGTGCCCGTATATTCATGGTATTTTACAAATTTAAGATTGTCAGCAGCAGTAAACGATGCATTAGCACCGTTTTCAGAAGAAGCATATGCTATGGCTATTTGAGCACTAGATCCATCAGACCCATCAGAAATGTCAATAGATCCGTTAGAGTCATTAAATGTTATGGTTGTTACGCCGTTACTAGTGCTAGTGTTTGCAATAGATACGCTACTGCCAGGATTACCTTGAACACCTGCTTTTGATTTAGTAATTGTTTGAGTTTTTGTAGTCTCAAACGCTACGCCAGATAAATTTTTGCCAGTAATTGTGTATTCAACAGTAGCAACATCTGCTGTCATAGCACTAAAGTCAGCGACTCTAGCGGCTCTAGGTCCTGTTTGGCTTATAGCATTTATTGTTATTCCTGTTGCAGCAGCAACAATAGTGTAATGCCCAGTAGTTGTACCAACTGCATCGTAATCTAATTGTTCTGCGCCGTCATACACTCGAATAATTGTACCTGATCCCAAGTAATCACTAGAATCTACATTGCCTGCAGCATTAGCAGGCACTGTATGTACTTCGTTGCTTAAAACAATTGTTAAAGCATTATCGCCTGGATTACCATCATCACCTGGCGCACCGTCAGTGCCATCAGTTCTTTGCGCGTAAATAACAGGAGACGACCACGTAGTAGTAACCGCAGAATCTGTGCTAGCGCCACTAAATAATCCTACTGAAGCATAAATAATTTCATTATTTGCAGAAATTGCAGGAATAGAAGTACTCCAACCACTAGGAGCAGTAAGTGTACTATTAGTAAAATTATATGATCCAGTAGTAGGCGTATTAGCAGTAACAGCTTTTTTAAAGATAGTAATTTCTGCAAAAACACTACCATCAACTTGATACGGCGTTTCCCACACATAGTCATTGCTATCTACAGCAGTTGTGCCTTTGCTTGCCCAAAGAAAGCCAGCTGAATTTGATGGAGAATCTGCCCAATCAGTTGGTATGGATGAAGAAGTTTCTGGCGTACTAGGTGCAGTAGCAGCTCTTTGAAAAATTATATTAACGCTAGCGCCGTTAAGTCCGCTATTACCTACTTCGCCTTTAAAACCTTTTCTTAAAATGTCCTGAATTGACGGCGTATCGTCAACCATTGCATCTACACGTGGTTGCCAAAACCAAACTTCATCTGCAACATCACGTGCATTATAATATTGATAAGCCCTGCAGTTACTTTCAAGAGCAGTGTCTAACCATTTAAAAGTTTTAAATCCGGTAACACCAGCTACTTTTTGTCCGCTAGCTACATGGTACATTTCTGTAGTTAAATGCGGTGTACCTACAGTGTCACTAGGAAAAACGTAACCAACAATTAAATACCATTCATCATTTGTAGGTAAAGTTTCTCCTGTCCAAAAATACGGATTAGTTGTCCCATCAGTTGCAGTGTTTGGCGCTATTTCTATTATGCAATCACTAGCTGAGCTGCTATATCCGTGCGTTCCCCAATATTTTCCGCCATCTAAATCAGTATCTTGTTTTATAAATATTGAATATCTATACAGCTTAGTATGATCTATAGCAAACCTAGCAGAATTAAATCCTCCGTCAGCATCATTGTCTGTTAAATCTAAAGGTGCAGTGTCTCCGTGAGTGTGTCCATTAATAGCTTTCCAAATTACAGATTTTCCGCCAAAAGCGTCAATATCTATTTCTCTTACATCTGCGCCATCATTAGTGTTTTCACTAGTGTTCCAAAAATCTATAGCACCTGAGCCTGCTGTAAACGGTTTGTACTGCGCAGTTAAATCAGTTTTAGTAAACGGGTTATCCCCCGTTTCTCCTGTTACGCCAGGTTTAACGCCAAAAATAGTATATGTGTCAGTGTCTAAGATTTCTGTATCACTATCTTCTGTCAGCTCAACAGTAATAACGTCAGGTAGAGCAGCATACGTAGTAGGCGGCGTGTACGTATAAGTAGCTGAAGTGCTTTTAGCTTGTGCTTCAATACCATTAACTTTAAACGTGTATTTAGCCGTACCTTCTGTGTTAACTGAAGTAGCCGTTACTACAAAATTTGCACTAGGAGATGGCGTATTACCTTCTGAATCATAAGCAATTGCTTGTGTTGGCGCAGACAAAGACACGCTTCTTGCGTTGCTTACTGCACCGTCTGTACCGTCATTAATAACTATTGTGCTGCCATCACTAAACGTGACAGTTGTTACGCCATCAACGCTTACAGTGCTACTAATAGATATGCCTGGATCACCTTTTTTACTAAAAATATCCCAGTAAGTATTAGCAGTGCCATCACCACTTGGCGTTGTATTAGCTGCAGCTTCAGCTACATGATTTAAAATACAAATATATACTTCGCTTTCGTAAGTGACCATGTCGCCAACTACATAATCTGCTGTAGTCAGGTATAAGCCACGAAAAAAATTACGTGTAGCGTCATTAGCTGGCTTGCCTGTACCTCCAATATCACTCCAAGCTTGTGCAGAGTTAGCAATAGCGTCTGAAGGATCACCGGCTTGAAGTATTGTTGTACCGTCAGAAGCATAAATAGTTATTGCTGCTGCTTCGATGCTGCCTGAACGATCTATCTTCCAGCCAGTAAATTGACTACCTGGGTCATTATTGTAATCTACAGATTGAATAGACTTAATAACAGCTTCATTAATATAAGTTATGCCGCTGTCGACTATAAAAGGATTAACACTATTTGGATTAGTAGCTGAATTGTACGTATCAGAGTCTCTAATAACAAAACGATTAGCATCAACAATAAACTGAGATACTGCGCCAGTTACATTGCCGTTAACATCATAAACAGCTTCGCTAGATAGCCCAAATCCCGTCATAGCGCCGTTATTATCAATCTTTACGTAATACTCTCCACTAATACCATCAGCTACTTCAGACAATATTTCAATAGAAGCAGTATTGTCACCTAAAGTAGTTTGTTGCGTAACAATAGATTGGGAAAGCGCATTGTAATCAGTCGCTCTTGTTGTAATTTCTTCTTGCCATATTGATGCTGAATATTCAGTATCTTCATTTACTTGCGCAATAAGATTAGTTAGCGTAGTTACATCAGTATCTCGATTTGTTTCATTTAATAGAATTGTGTCTTCTAAAATATCTATTTTTCCAATAGATTCTTGCAAATCTAATGCTAATTTAGACGCATTTATATCTGCACTTAATGCATCAAGAATAGATACTTTTTTTGGTTGTGCAGTAGCCCAAGCAGGTCCTTGAATTTCTCCAATATACCCATTGACTGCACGCACAGCTACCCAATAAAAATAAGTTGTAGGTAAACTTACGTCTAAAAAATCTGTTATTGAATCTGATGAAGTAATTTTAAAAGTATCAGCGTCATCGTAAATGTTAGTTGTTGACCGATATACAATAAAATGAGCAACAGTTTCTGGATTAACTGCAGGAAAATCCCAGCTTATACGAATCCCTTCAAAAACTGGCGTCGCTACTAATTGTGAAGGATTACTTGGATCTCCAGGTGAAGGGGTATTTCCAGACCCTGTTCCGCAATATAAAACCATGTGCTACCTATAAGTAAAAGTATTTGCAGTGTTATACCTAATGCAGAATTACTTTTCTTATCTTTTCTACTGGGGCCTCCGGCCCCTTCTACGCAAAAATACAAATACTATTATTTACTCACTTTTGAGGGCTTTATGACTTCTCCTATTACTCAAGATGCACACTCTTACGTGTGGGCATCAGGCATTTATTTAGAATATCCATTACCGCTTAATTTTCGAGATTGGAATCAAAAACAGATTGAGCAGTACTGTTTAGCCAATGCTTGGGCAAAATTTAAATTTGAAGACGGTAAAGCCGTTTTTGAAGTTATTACAAATCTTGCAAACAAAGATCCTAGACTACAAAAAAACGTTAACTAATTGAATATTAAGGAGTTATTATGCAACAAGAATGGATCAATTTAGCTAAATACCTTATTGACGGTGGTTACACTAAAAATCAATTTGAGTACTGGAAACGCCATGGTTCACACCCTATAACACTAGGAAAACATTATGTTTCAGGGTCTAATGGCAGCTCAGTCAACATAAGGAGCATGGATCAATGGTGGAGCGAAGGTGGCCCATATGCATCGACGAACATCGTGGAAAACCGCGAGTTAGAATCCGCAAAAACGGTAAACTTGTCTTCAACCAAACGCTCAATGTCAACATTAACACCAAGAGTGGTATCGCCAAAGCGATTAAGCTAAGAGACGAAGTTAAACACCGCCTTAAATTTGGCATTGCTTTAAATCAAGAAGAAATTACTCAAGTACATTTGTTTCATATTGCTGCGCAAGAGTACCTTGATGATTTAGGCGGTTCTTACTCTAGTCACTTAGATTACGAAAGCAGCATCAACAGTTGGTGGATGCCCGCATTTGGCAATCATTTAGCTGAAGAGATCACAACAAAAGAAATTAAAAAAGTACTAGATGCGCGTCAAGTTGCTGGACGTAAAGTGTCTCGCAAACGAAAAAAGAATGCTTTGATTCCATTACGTGGGATATTTAATCATTTAGGTATCAAGCCAAACCCTGCTGATTTTCATCTCAAAAAAAGCGATAAAGACCAAAAAACCCCTGTAGATCGCTATTTACCCGAAGAACGTAGTCGTTTGTTGTCTGCACTTAAAGATGAGCATTTAGTTTACTTTGCAATACTTCTTGGTTGTGGCCTTAGACCTGCTGGTGAGGTTTTAGCACTGCAGTGGAAAGATTACAACGGTAAGCAATTGCACGTCAGCAAGACCATTACACGGCGTCGAATCAAGTATTCAACTAAAACTTACGTATCTCGTAAAGTTGCTGTGCCTACCTGGGTACAAGAACTATTGAATGAGCACCCTACTCGTTTTAAAAACAGTTATATCTTTTTAAACAAGTTTGATAGTTTTTACTGTGATGCTGATAATTTCAATAAAGCTTGGAAGCGTGCGCATACGGTTACCGATACTGCGTATCGGATACCGTATACGTGCCGCCATACACGAGCAGCAGAGCTATTATCTATTGGAATTGCTCCTGCAGAAGCAGCAAAACAGCTAGGACACTCATTGCAGATGTTTTTAGCTACGTATTCAGAATTTATTGACGAATATTGCTCAGAACAAGATCCTTTAAGATTTGAAGGAATAGCCCCTCAAATTCAGAAAGTGTCCCAAAAGTGTCCCAAAAACAAAATTGCTTCTATTGAGTCAAAAAAAGATCACTAAAACAGGTACTTACAAGAAGATATATGGCGGACCGGACGGGACTCGAATCCGTTTTTACCCATTTCAGCACAGTACAACAAATTATAAAAACCTTTATATAACAACAGCATAGGCTTCCTGCCCTGTGTTGCAATTTGCTCAATCATTTTCAAAGTGTCCCAAAAACTGTCCCAGAATTATTGCTCTGGAGTGTAATTGTGGCTGCTTAAATTTTTTCAGAAAACTTATTAGACGCTTGTTAGTGTCTGCTTCCCACAAAAAGGAACCCTCCTATGTTTAAAGATTTTTCCCAATTATGCGAAAACAACCCCAATTGCCTTAACCAAAAAACTGACTTAACTCCTTATTGCTTTGAATGTGAATCTCAAAATTCGCCTGTTGAGCTGTGCGAACAAGATTTTCAAGACGATGCTCGCTTGCAATCCAAAATTAACGCTTGGTTTGACGACTCTGACAGCAGTTCTGTTAAACGCGCTCCTGATTTTTTAAAAGCAGCTGCCGGCCACATGGAAGATCGTGCAATTACGTACGACAACCCAGCTGGTGAACGTTCTATGGCTGCTGCAGTGGCTGCATTTAACGCAGTTACTGGTGATGGTCAAATGAGCAGTGAAGAGCGTGGCTGGCTATTTATGACCTTGTTAAAGGCTGTGCGTACCCAACAAGGCGGCTATCGAGAAGACAATTACGAAGACGGTGCTGCGTATTTTGCATTAAGTGGCGAAGCTGCTGCAGCTAATCGAGCTAAAACTACTTCTACTTTTTCTTAAGGATTTTTATGACTGCTTACACCGGCACATCTAATGTTCCCCTGTCAGTAGCTGTATTCCTAGCTACTGATCATTACGATCACGACCCTAACACTATCTCAGCAACTCGGTTATTGAAGTCAGTTAGACAAACTGTACTTTCTAATCGAGTAGCCGAAGAAGATGCCAATACTGAATTGATGAGCTTATTTAAATCTCGTATTGGCACTGCAATACATGACGGCATTGAGAAAGCCTGGTTAGGTAATTATCAAAACGCTATGCGCTTGTTAGGGCATTCAGACGAATTAATTCAACGCGTTAAAGTTAATGCTACTGATCTAGAGCCAGAAGATATTCCTATTTATATGGAACAACGCTATTACAAAGATTTTGAAGGGAAGCGTATATCAGGAAAAGTTGACTTTGTATGTAACGGCAGACTTGAAGATTTTAAGTCTACCAGTGCCTATACATGGAGTGCTGCTAATAAAGACGAAGATTATCAGCTACAAGGAAGTATTTATCGCTGGTTAGCTCCAGAAATAATTACTGATAACGTATTTGCTATTCAATTTTTATTTACCGATTGGAAACCTGCTTTTGCAGCAAGTGACCCTAAGTATCCTCCTAATCCTGTAATGGAACGCATAATTCCATTACTTTCTTTAGAAGAAACCGAACAGTACGTGCGCAAAAAACTAGCCACAATAGAAAAGTTACATCATGCCGCTGATGAAGACATTCCATTGTGTAACGACAGTGAATTGTGGCGCAAAGCACCCGTGTACAAATACTTTAAAAATCCAGCTAAAACCAATAGAAGCACTAAAAACTTTCCTAATTCAGCTGAAGCATATATGCGTCTGCATGAAGATGGCAATGTTGGCATTGTTAAAGAAGTACCTGGAAAAGTTATTGCGTGTAACTACTGCAATGCGTATTCAGTGTGCAAGCAAAAAGATTCTTACTTAGCTAATGGCTCACTTTAATTTAAGGAATTATAAATGAAAAAACGATTAAAGCCTGTAGAAGAAATGACTTTTCATCCAATACAGGAAAAGTTAGTAGACATTTTGTGCAAGAAAACTCAAAACACTAACCCATTATTTTTTCGTATATCTGTTGCATATTATTTTGCGACAGTAGCTTCAATGATGCGAGCTAGTGTTGCCACATTAGATGGCGCTGACGTTCCTATTAATATGTATACCATTAATCTTTCAACCTCTGGCAGCGGTAAAGGCGTTTCTACAAACTTTATGGAAGATAAAATTATTAATCAATTTGAGCATAATTTTCTTCAATTAACTATGCCTTTAATGGCACAACAAAACTTACCTGTTGTTGCTAATCAACGTGCTCACAAAAAAGGTACTGATCCAGACACAGAGCTGGAACGTGCTGAAAATGAATATCACGACATAGGCGATTTTGTGTATAGCTTTGATTCAGGTTCTGGCCCTGCAATTAAATCTGCAAGACATAAAGCTCTGTTAGCTGGCGTAGGCGCATTAAATTTGCAAGTTGATGAAATCGGTTCTTATTTAACTTCCAATGGTGAAGCATTTAATACATTTTTAGAATTATATGACGTAGGCAAAATTAAAGGTAAGTTGACTAAAAACAGTAGCGATAACAAACGCGTCGAAGAAATTAAAGGCTCTACTCCAACTAACATGATGTTGTTTGGTACACCTAGTCGCGTATTTAACGGTAGTAAAACTGAAGACGAATTTTTTGTAATGATTGACACAGGTTACGGTCGACGGTGTTTCTTTGGCTATTCACGCCATCACAGTAGAAACTTAAACCAGACTCCTGAAGAAATTCTTAAACAAAGAAGAAACAACACTACTACTGCTGAAATTGATGCTATTTCTACTGCTATAGGTAAATTAGCAGACCCTAGCTACGTAAACAAATCAATTTCTGTTTCAGAAGAAGTTACTTTAATGCTTATTGAGTATCAACTTGAATGTGAACAAATAGCTGATCAGTTGCCTGAACACGAAGAAATGCGAAAAGCTGAAATATCGCATAGATGGTGGAAAGTTTTAAAACTTGCTGGCGCTTATGCTTTTATTGATGACGCTCTTGAGTTAAGCGAAGATCATTTGTATTACGCAATCAAATTAGCAGAAGAATCAGGTGCTGCTTTTGCAAGTTTGTTAACACGCGACAGGCCCTACGTTAAGTTGGCTAAATACATAGCCGATGTAGATAGAAGCATTACTCAAGCTGACTTAGTTGAAGATTTGCCTTTTTATCGTGGCTCTGCAGCACAAAAAAACGAGATGATGCAATTAGCAATTGCTTACGGCTATCAAAACAATATTCTTATTAAAAAAGCATTTGTTGATAGCATTGAGTTTTTACGTGGCGAATCACTTAATGCAACTAATCTTGATGCTATTCGCCTTAGTTATAGTACAGATATAGCTAAAGGATATAGAAACGAAACAGCTCCTTTTGATCAGTTACACCTGTTAACTCAAAATCCAGGTATGCACTGGGTTAATCATCATTTAGCAAATGGTCATCGTAAAGAAGAAAACATTATATCGGGCTTTAACATAATTGTAATTGACGTAGACAAAGGCATTAATTTATCTACTGCGCAATTATTATTAAAAGACTATAAAGCTTTGTATTACACCACTAAGCGACACACTAAAACAGAACAGCGTTTCCGTATTGTTATGCCTATTAATTATGAGTTAACACTAGATGCAAAAGATTATAAAGACTTTATGAGTAATTTGTTTCAATGGCTTCCTTTTGAAGTAGACGAAGCAACTAATCAACGCGCAAGAAAGTGGTTATCTAATAATGGTCCTTATTATTATCAAGATGGCGAAATCTTAGACGTCTTACCTTTTATACCTAAAACCAGTAAAAACGAAAAGTTTAAAGACCAATTTAAAGATCAAAAATCTTTAGATAATCTTGAACGTTGGGTTATTAACAATACTGGAGATGGAAATCGTAATAATCAATTACTGCGTTACGCTTACGTATTAGTTGATGCAGGTTATGATTTTGAAAACATACGTCAACGCGTTATGAGTCTTAATGAAAAGCTTGTCGATAAATTAGACGAAGCCGAAATTCTTGGCACCATCATGGTTACTGTAGGCAAAAAACTTTCGTCTATTTAAGCATTGGGGACTCCGTCCCCTTTTGCGCAAAATCATTCAATTTATTGGAGACATCATGTCAACTTATATAAATGACCACCTAGTTTTATTAGGCGGCAAATCTACAACTGGGAAATCACATTCTCTTATGGGATTAGAAAATCCAGAAGGCGTAATGTATTTAAATTGCGAGGCAGGTAAACGATTACCGTTTCCAGCTAAATTTTTAAAAGGTCCTGACGGAAACGTAGGATTTACCATTACTGATCCATTCCAAGTTTATGAAGCGTTTGAACGCGCAGAAACAATGCCTGACGTACATACTATTGCTGTTGACTCACTTACTTATCTTATGGATATGTACGAATCTGACTACGTATTATCATCAACAAATGGCATGAAAGCTTGGGGCGAGTTTGCACAATACTTTAAAAATCTTATGCAAAAGCATGTAGCAACTTCAAGTAAAACAGTTATCTTTACAGCACATGTTTTAGATAATCTAAATGAATCTGAGCACATAATGGAAACAAAAGTTCCTATTAAAGGCTCTTTAAAAAATAACGGCATTGAAAGTTACTTTTCAACTGTTATTTCTTCTAAAAAAGTAAAGCTAAAAGATTTAGAAGGTTACGAATCTAAGTTGCTTAACATTACAGAAGAAGAACGCATTCTAGGTTTTAAATACGTATTTCAAACTAAATTAACTAAAGACACAGTTAATGAGCGTTTACGTGGACCATTAGGAATGTTTACTACCAATGAAACGTTTATTGATAACAATTTGCAACATGTTATTACGCGTTTAAATGAATATTACGTTTAACTTTAACCAACCAAAGGTATTTTAATCATGACAAATCCATTTGCAAATTTAACTACTACTGAAACAGAAACTGACTACATTCCTAGTAGCGGTCCTTTAGATTCAGGCATTTACGAAAGTACTATTACTATGGCCTATCAGGGCGTAAGTAAAAACGGTGCAGCTTTTATAGCATTAACTCTTGAAAGTAACGGACGTACGCATTCTGAAAAAGTATACGTTACATCCGGTGATGCAAAAGGCAACAAAGCTACTTATACAGATAAAAAATCAGGCAAAGAAAAACCATTGCCAGGTTATCTATTAGGCAGTTCGTTTGCTAACTTAGCTGCTAACAAAACATTACAAGACCTCACTACTGAAGAAAAAATCGTTAACATTTACGATTACGAACAAAAGAAAGACGTTCCTACTAAAGTTCAAGTTTTTGTTGATTTGCTGGATGCCCCAGTTATTGTTGGCTTAGTTAAAACTATTGTAGACAAAACAGAGCTGAACGACAGCGGTGCTTACGTGGCTACAGGTGAAACAAGAGAGCAAACGCAAATAAATAAAGTTTTTCGTGCTAGCGATAAAAAAACTGTTGCAGAAGCTTTAGTTCAAGACTCAGAAGCCAATTACATCAAAAACTGGGAAAAACGGTACACAGATACCTTAAAAGACAACTCTACAAAAAACGTAGCAGGCGTCCAAGGCGCTCCAGCTGCACCAGGAGCAACGCCTAAACCTTCTCAGAGCCTTTGGGGATAGTAATGGCAAAATTGGAAGTCGTAGGCTTTGACCCTTCTTTAAATAATTGGGGAGTAGCACGTGGAATTTACTGCACTGAGTCTCAAAATCTTAGGATTTTGAGCCTCGATGTCGTAAAACCTGTTGTTCCAACTGGTAAACAGGTTCGACAAAACAGTAAAGACTTAAACGCTGCTATGCAATTAGCTCATGCGGCTAAAACCCATTCTAAAGACGCTGACGCAATTTTCATAGAAGTACCTATTGGTAGCCAATCAGCTAGAGCAATGGCTTCATATGGCATTTGCGTAGGCGTCTTAGGAGGTTTACGCAGTAACGGCACACCTTTTTTTGAAATTACACCCACAGAAGTAAAACTAGCAACTGTAGGATCTAAAACAGCATCTAAAACTGACATGATTAAATGGGGAACAAGCAACCATCCAGAAGCTCCCTGGCCAACACGTCAAGTATCCGGCATTAAGCAAATTATTGCAGGAAAAGCAGAACATATGGCAGACGCTGTAGGAGCAATTAAAGCTGGTTTAAATTCTGAGGCGTTTAAACAAATTATTTTATTAATGCACACTAGGAAATCATAATGCAAGTACAACTAAACCAAACTGATATAGAAGAAGCTATAAGCAAACATTTATTTCAAATGGGCTTTCAAACTGATGTTGTAGATATTCATTTTACCGCAGGACGAAAAGGAGCTGGGCTAACCGCTGAAGTAAACTTAGGTTCAAAAGTTAAACCTGAAAAGCCCCAATTCAGCTCTGAAGATACAAATGATTTGGAAGAGTCTGAACCACTTGCAAATATTTTTAATTAGCCTATGAATATACTCATTGAGACTATTAAATTTATTTTCTATTTTTTATTGGCCTCGGTGCTTGTTGCCGCAGCAGTAGTAATATTTTTTGTAGGAGGCGCTTTTATTAGCGGCTTTTTAATTGCAGCAGGAATATTACTACTTATCGGATTGGTAGCAGCTTTTATAAAAGATTGTTTCCAAAACTAATCACCTAAGCTATCCATTAACACTTGCATTGTAATAGCATCGTCCCACGTATCTACTATTTCAAATGCTCCAGCACCAAAAGGATTAGCTATCTTTTCAGTCGCTACAGAGTCTAGTAAACTTTGTAGCGCTGGAAAGTAT